GTGGGGAGTCTGATTGATGACTCCAGGGACCAGTGTAGGAGATGGGTCAAAAAAGAGATCCTCCTCAAAGAGGACCTGGATGATGAGATCACCTGGGCCATCAACAATGGATCTGGGATGATTCCTGGAACCAATTCAGACAACTTTGCCACCTACAGGGGTGGATATTCCTGCAGACACCAGGCCATCCCATTCAAAATGACAACCAGGGAGAGGGAGGAATATGATCAACTGGTGGAAAAACAGGAGGCAGAGGAGTCCACCAAAGTGGACCAACAGATCAAAGAGGTCAAAAAGGAAGTGACAAAGGCCACCAATGAGAGGGCAAAGGCAGTCAAAAACCAGGAACTGGATCCAAAACTCTACCTGTCCAACCAGTCCAAAGATGTCAATGAGGCCTACAATCTGGTCCTCCAGAATGCAGATGGAGTCAATGAGGTGGCCAACAGGAAAAACACACTGATGACTTTGAGGACACCTGCAGAGGCCCAGTCACAGGCAGCCACCAACAAATTCCTCAAAGGATTCCCTCATCTCCAGGGAAGATCCCTGGACACCATAGGTGAGGAGAATGGCCATGCAACAAAGGATGGATCCTTCATGCAGATCAAATGGGGTGATGACTATGTCTGTGAATTCAAACCCATTCCCATGACCACAGATCTGAAGGCACTGAAAAAACTTCAGAAGGAAGGGAAGATCATCCTGGTCACAGACAGGAGAGGACCAAATGGGACAGAGAGGGCCATTGAAGTCACAGACCCCAAAGATGGAGTCATCATGGGGAGACTCTCTGACTACCCAGGTCCCAGTGGGGTGAAGGAATTCAAGTGGTGGTCTGTCTCTGCAGCAGGGAAGTCCAACAGGGGAGTGAGGAATATTGCACCCACCATCACCCATGAGGCAGGTCACATCATTCACTATGACAAAGACAGAGGGATGATCCAGAATGATGTTGGAAGGACCAGGGACTTCATGCTCAAACACAATGTCCTCCTGTCTGATGCACCCACAGAATATGGTGAGACCAATGTGGCAGAATTCTTCACAGAGGCCTTCACCTTCTACACCTATGACAGGGCAGGACTCAAAAAAAATCACCCCAGGATCTTTGACTTTGTGGAGGACTACTGCAAAGACATGGGAATTGACCTGGACACTATAATTCAACCAGAATGAGATCAAAACAAAGACAGGAACTCTCTGATCTGACCTCCCAGGCAGTCCAGGTGAGTGACATGGAATCCCTGGTCAAAATCTACCAGGTGATCCTCCAGGACATGAATGAAAACCCATTTGACAACCCAGATGGAATGGAATGGTTTTGGATCCTGGTCCCTGCAGACTGGTGGGATGGCATCAAAAAACAGGCAAAAACTCCCTAAATTTACCAGACAAAAAAACAACAACCCATGACCACATTCAATCAAAAGGTGAAGGTGATGAACACAAAAACTGGGAAGGTCTTTGACATGACCCAGACTGCAGTCAACATCCTAAAAAAACACAAAAAGTGGATTGACCTGGAGATCCTGGATTCACCAGGACCAGTCATCCAGTCCCCACCCATCAAAGGCAAAGTCAAAAAACAACCCACACCATCAGAACCCACAACTCAAAATCCAGAAACAGATGAACAACTTTGAAACATTCCTCAAAAAAATTGGTGTCAAATCTGACATCATCTCCAAACTCTCCAGTGAGGAGGAGGTCCAGGTGGATGACCTGGCCAAATCCTGGAAGGACTCCATGAAGGAAGTCATGGCCAATGATCCAGAATTCATTCAACCCATCAAAGATGAAGTCAAAGGGACAGAACTCTCAAAGATGGAACACAAAATCAAAAAGACCTTTGGACTGACCTCTGAAGAGATCAAAGACAAAAAGTTTGAAGAGATCCTGGCCCTGGCCCAGGAGAAGTCAAAGACCACATCATCCTCCACTGCAGATGAACTCCAGACAAAGATCATGGAACTGACCAGGGAGAACAAAAAACTGATGGAGGAGGTCATCCCACAGAAGGAACAGGAGGCCAAAGAGGTCATCAAATCCTACAAAAAAGAGACTGCGATCAAAACCATCCTGGGATCAAAGTCACTCATTGTGAAGCCAGAGGTGGTCTTCCCTGCCATCCAGAGTCATCTGAATTCACACTATGACATTGACCTGGGTGATGATGGATCCTTTGTGGTCAAAACAAAGGCAGGACTCAACCCACTCAACCAGGATGGGACAAAGGTCATGTCCTTTGAGGAGATCCTGGAGACTCAACTGAAGGATCTGAATGTCCTCAAACAATCCAATGGAACTCCAGATCCTGCAGGTCAGTCCAGGGTGAAGACCCAGACCATCCAGGCAGATGGAGGTGAGGCCAAATTCCATCTCCCTGGTCTGAAGGCAGCACAGGAGAATGTTGATAAATTGTCCCAGATGAGGACTTTTGGCAAATAAATTTGCTACATTTGAGACCTGGGTCCTGGTCAGACCGAAAATGACCACCTGTGGAATGTGATCCATAAATCACAACAGGGGATTCAGCCAACCCAAAAATGGCATCAAACATCACCAGATCCTGGTGGGGAATGATTCTGTTTTTGGGTTTTTGGTTTTGGTCCCATCACCAAAAAAATCACTCAAACTCTAACAAAAAAAACGCTAAAAAAATGGCATACACACAAGGACTCTGCAGCAAATTGCAGGTCAACCTCAATGATGTGGCAGGGATGAACTCACCCTCCCTCAAACGGCAAAAAGTCGGCTATGTTGATGCACTCATGTCAGAGATCAACCGATCACAGATGACTGCACAGATGGTCCCAACCAATGGCAAATTCCAACAAGTCCAGGTGAACTGGGTGGCCCAGGCCTGTGATGATGTTGTGGATTCTACCTGTGCAGTGAACTGCACCCCAGAGATAGATCCTGCACCCAAAGAGGCCATCATCTCTTCCTTCTCCTGTTTGAAGTACAAAATGGGATTTGATGAGAATGAGATGAGAAAACTCTGTGAGGCAGACAACCTCTGGGTGGGTCAGAACATTATGAATGCCATGAATGCCATCAATGTCTCCCTGGAGAAGGCCCTCCTGGCAGGACAGGCATCAAACTATGGATGTGACATCAATGGCACAGAGGAACACAATGTCCCTCTCTTCACTACTTCTGGGACTCCAAATGCAATGGCCTGGGCCTATGTCAAACACATCTATGAGGAGATGGGTGCAATGGGCACTCCCCTTCTGGTGGGTGGAGGCAATTTTGACCTCTTTGCAAAGGCACAACAGATTGCCTGTTGCAATAGTGGTGGAATGGATCTCTCCAGGATGACTGGTGATGCCTTCTTCTACCACTCACCATCTGCTGCATCAGTTTGGGGATCCACTGCCTTTGCAGCACTGGCCCCAGGGGCAGTCCAACTGATCACCTGGAACAAATATGTGGGTGACTATGCAAAGAGGAATGACTCATTTGAACATGGAACCATTGTGGATCCATTCACTGGTTTGGTCTATGATTTGAAGACCAACTATGATGACTGCAGTGAGAAGTGGTTTGTGGAACTGGCCCTCTACTACAATCAATTCTTTGTTCCACAGGGATCTTCATGTGGCCAGACCTGCATCAATGGCACTCTGTCATTCACAGACTGCAGTGAGAACACTGGCATCACCTGTCCCTAATTAGTCAAACCATTAAAAAATAGGAGGAAAAAATCATGGCAATTTGCAATTCAACCTGTGCCCCAGACCTACCAGAACTCTACACTGGTGGATGTGGAATCATCTCCAGACCTGGTGGCATCAAAAAAATAGTCTTCATCAAATGTGATGCAGTCTGGGACTTTACCCAGAGGGCAGCATGGGAGGCAGCAGTGACTGCAGGGGATGCAGTCTTCTCTGGTCTGATCCTGGGGCAAAAACCCAAAGGGTCCTTCACCAAAAAGAGAGTGGCATCCTGTCAACCAGAAGGCGTAGTGGGTGGTGAGAAGACCCTCACATTCCAGGACTACAACACAGACACTGCCACTCCTGGTGGTGGATGTTTGGCCTATGACTTCTGGAACACCATCCAGACTGCATCATCAAACTACAAAATGGGATACTACTCATGTGATGGATACTTCTATGGTCCCATCAATGACTTCACCATTGAGATTGATGAGGTGATTGAGGACAACAACACAGGATCCACCTACTTTGATGGAACCCTGGCATGGAACTCCATCACAATGATCTGTCCTGTGGCAGTGGACCTGGATGGTCTTTGATGACTGACTGATCCTGTCAAAAAAGTAAGGGGACCCAGGATTTGAATCTTTGGGTCCCTTTGCTATTTTTGAACAAAATCCACACAACTATGATCAACAATTCACCCATCCTGGACAACATCAATCCCCTGGTGGTGGCAGCAGTGGATGCCATTCACTATGGGATAGGGAAGTCCTATGACATCACCATCATCATTGGCCAGGTCAATGATGAGACCTGGCCCATCTGGTCACTCCAGGGAAGAGATCTGAAGGCACTGAATGAGGCCAGAAAAAAACTGGGCCTGTTCACACTGGCAGCCAATGAAAACATCCCAGTGGTCCTGGAAGAGTGGAGGGATCCTCTTTTTGAGGGTCAGTCTGTGGTCCTCATCTTTAACAAATGGGCCTTCAGATACAAAGAGAACAGGGACATCCAGGGGATGTTTGAGTGGTTGAGACAGATCTACCCAGAGATCATTGTGGAAAAATGTGAGAATTCAAAATATGACACATTCCTCATCTCTGGAGTCTACAAAGAGGGCATGGAGATTCCTCCACCCAGTCCCATTGTGGAGGAGATGTCAGTCATGTCCAACACACCAGATCCAGAATCAGAACCAGATCCAGGTCCTGCACCAGATCCAGAACCAGACCCATCAACAGACCCAGATCCAGTCCCATGAGGAAGTCCTTCAAATATTTGATCCTCCACTGCACTGCAACCCCAGAGGGAAGGTCTGTGACACCAGAGACCATCAGACACTGGCACACTGCACCCAAACCCATTGGAAGGGGATGGAGGCAGGTGGGATATTCTGATGTGATCCTCCTGGATGGATCCAGACACAAATTTGTCAAACACAACATGGACAGGTGGATTGATGCAGAGGAGATCACCAATGGAGTGGCAGGGATCAATTCCATCTCCAGGCATCTCTGCTATGTGGGTGGACTGGCCCTGGACAAAAAAACTGCAAAGGACACCATGACCCAGGCACAAAATGCCACCATGTCTTCCATCATTGCAGAGATCCTGGCCTACAATCCAGATGTCCTCATTGCAGGACACAACCAGTTTGACAACAAGGCCTGTCCATCCTTCTGGGTCCCAGACTACCTGGTCAACAGATGCCTGGTCAAAATATCAGACAAAAACATCTACAAATCAGATCCATTCAACTATGGTCCCAAATTGTCTCAATGACTTCATTGGAGTGAGATGTCTCACCCAAAGTCCCAAATCTGGATTCTACATCAATGATCTGGAGGGATTGAATCTCAAATATGCTGCAGACATTGTGGATTCAGACCATGTCTCTGGCCTTCAATTCCTGCAGTCCAAAATTCATTTTGCAACCAGTCTGGTCCTGGCAGATCTGACCACCTATGCCCTGCCCTACTTCAGAGTCAACTCCCTTCTGGATGAGATCCTGGTGGGTGACTGGGGGACCAACTTTGTGGCCCCATCACCATTGGACAGGGGCCTGGAGATCAAAGTCAAGCAATCCAGACTTTTGAGGATCAGAGTGAATTCCATCAAAATAAAAATCCAGGAGACCAACTTTGCCCACTCTGTGGAGATCACTGATGGGGTCAACACATACTCCTGGCCATTCACCACTGATGCCAATGGAGAGGCAGAGATCTTCCCAGACTTCATGTCCTCCTCTGCCAACATCTATGTCACCATGAATGACACCAACATCAATGTCAACAACACAAAGGTGAAGCCAGGATGTTCATGCACCACCAGGAATTCTCAATATTTAGTGGGCACAGGATGGAATGGGTCATCCTATTCCTCCACCACCTATGGACTGATGGTCCAGGCCACTGCAGAATGTTCCCAGGAGGAACTGGGGTGCATCCTGGCACACAAACTGGTCTTCCCCATTCTCTACAAATCTGGGATTGAAGTGGTGAAGGAAGGACTGACCACAGACAGACTGAATTCCATCACCTTGTTGGACACAGAGAAGGGGACATTTTTGTTGGAGGAATTCTCCAGGCAATATGACAAACACATGAAGACTCTCATTGAATCTCTGCCATCCCTGCTGCAGAGAGTGGATGATTGTTGCATCACCTGCAACCAGTCCAGATATGTGCAGGGACTTCCATAAAAACCAAAAACCATGACAAAAGACCTCAACATCTACATGGCCTGTGGATCCTGTGGATCCTCCAGACCCAGACCTTCATCACCACAGAGACCCATCAGACCAACCAAACCAAAAAGATGAAAAACCATGCACTCAATGAATGCAGAGAGATCATCTCCTCTGTCCTGTCATTGAATCTCAAAGGGGATGTCTGGTGGACCCTGTCCATTGGTGGATTCAGTTTGGGTGCAGTCTCTGCCTTTGTGGTGGACTGGATCTTTGATCCTGCAGTGTCCTTCTATGCCCTCATCCTCCTCATTGTGGCAGATCATCTCTCTGGGATGACACTGGCCTGGAAGAGGGGAGTCTTTGAGACCAGGAAGGCAGCCAGGATTCTATGGACCCTGTTGTCCCACACTGCCCTGTTGGCCTTTGCAAACTCACTCTCCAAAGGATCAGATCTTCTCTCCTGGATGAATGAGGGAGTCTTTGTCCCACTGGTGATGGTCAACCTGGTGTCCCTGGTGAAAAATCTGTCCCTCCTGGGACTGATCAAAAAGGACTTTGCAAAAATCTTCTACAAAAAAGTGGATGTCTACAAAAATGAACCTCAAAAAGATTCTGGTGATCCTGTCCGTAGGACTCCAGATGATGGTTGTTGAGGGATGTGTCACTGCCCAGAGATGTGCAGAGAGATTCCCAGGATCAACCAATGTGGTGACAACCATCATGGACACCACCATCATCACATCCTCCAGGTCATTTGACACCATTGTGTCTGTGATCAACAGGGACACCATCTTCATCCTGGACAAAAAGACTGATGTCCAGGTCAAAATAGTCAAACTCCCAGGGGACTCAATCTGGGTGGAACCAGTCTGTCCATCAGACACCATCACCATTGTGAAGGTGAGAACAGAGACTACCTTTGAGAGAATTCAAAACCTGGCAAAAAAACAGGAGATGATCTGGGTGATGGGATTCCTCATCCTGGCCATCTTTGCCCTGGGATATTTGCTACAATCACTCAAAAAATGACTTTTGCAGAGGCCAAACAACTCCTGGAGATCATCACCTTCAACCTCAACAAAGAGAAGGGTGACACCCTCCTGGCAGCAGCCAAAAACCTGGAGGGAAGATACAAACAGAGGATCTTCAACAAGGGTCTGAATTCAGATGATCAACTGATCTCATCTGACTATTCAACCCAGTGGGCCAGGATCAGAAAAATTGGAAGACCTGTGAAGGGGACCAAAGGGAAACAGAGGAAGAGTCCCAGGGGACTCCAGACTGGATATGTGGACCTCTCATTCACAGGATCTCTGATGGGGTCCATCAAAGTCCTCAAATCTGGCCAGTCAGTCATCCTGGCCATTGACAATGACAAAGACTACCAGAAGGCCATAGGGAATGAATTCATCCAGGGTGAAAAAAAGGGAGGAGGCCAGATGGAGATCTTTGCACCAACTCTCAAAGAGGAGGTGGCCATCCAGAACTACATTGATGACCTGGTGGCAGAAAAAATAGACCAAACCTTGTCACTCTTTATTTGAACAATATGAACACACAGATCCATGACTTCCTGGAGATGATCTCCAATGAGATCATCCGATATGTCCCAGAATTCAACAAGTCAGTCTACCTGGCCAGAATTGATGATGAGGGCAGAATTCTGATGCAGACCAGTCCCACATCCAATGAATTCAAATGGGCAGGGATCTCTGACACAGAGAGTGACTACTTCTACATCAGACACAGGGATGGTGGGGAGATCTTTTTTGAGGAGGCCACCAATGGGAAGGCCTTTGCCTGTGGTCACAAAAGGATGATGACCAGATATGAATTGAGACTGGTGGCCTGTGCAAAGGGCCTGGATCCATACTCCCTGGAAGAGAGGATCAGATGGGGCCTGGCATCCTGCAGGATCCCAGATCAACCAGACATCAAAGGGATCCAGATGATGCCCAGGAGGAGTCAGATTGACTCCATCCAGGTGATGAAGGAAGAGGTCCCCAAACCCAAACAATTTGACAAACATCTCATCTTTGTTGCAGTGGACTTTGATTTGATGTTTGAGAAGTCCTATTTTTAACACACAAAAAACACACACCATGAATTGTGGATGTTCAAAAGACCTGGGATGTTTCCAGTCCTGCCAGATGATTGACTTTGGATTCACCAGTCCCTGGCCAAATGGGACCCAGGTGACCTTTGAGATCTGGGCCAATGGAGGATTCCTCACCCAGACCTTCACCTTTGATCTGGGAGATCCCATCCAGATCCCCTATGTCTTCAATGAGAATGGAGAGACCATGATCAAAATCCAGGTCCCTGGGGCCTTTGCTACCACATACAACACACACATCACCATTGGTGGGGCCTGTATGTTCATGGCAAAGGGAATCCCTGGAATCTGTCAACCTTTGACTGAATGTCCATGACCAAACCAGACAAAGAGGTGGTCCTTCCCACCATGCCCATGTTGACTTTGATCATTGGCCTGGTCTGTGGTCTGTGCCTGGGATTGTTTTCCAGGATCAATGGGGATGGGTTTGTGATGATGGTCATTGTGGCCATGATCTCATCCTGTCTGTCTTTTTTCCTGCAGTTTACCTACCAACCAGGCCACATCTTTGGATGGTGGATCACCTGGGTGGAGAAGGCATGGAGAGACAACCCAAAAAACCCACTGGGATTCCTGGCAAATCCCCTGGGACTTTGTGCCTTCTGTCAAAATGTGTGGGTGACCAATGTGGTCTTCATTGTTTCCTGGTGGCAGTTTGACCTGTCCTGGTGGTGGTGGATCCCATCCATTGTGATCTCCCACATGATGTTGACCATTCTCTCAAAACTATTCTGGGAGGAATGACATGGCACTGAAAAACCTCAAAAACATAGTCACAGACCTGGGGTCAAAATACCAGGGGGCCAACCAGGGTCCTGCCTGTTGTGGATCAAAGGCATCCTGGGAGAATGTCTTTGGTGGTGGAGGAATCTCTCCAGATCCTCCTCCTGGATGTTGTGCAGATCTGGGAGAAAACTACCCATCCTTTGGGTTGACTATTGGAGGAATAGAGGATCCCAGAATTCAGTCAACTGACTGGACCTGTCCACCCATTGACTGCAGACTGACCCTGTCTTTTTTTCCTACAGGATACAATCTGGAGAATGATCCTGCAGCCACCATCTCTGTGGTGATCAATGGGACCCCATATCAACTGAACTGGGGCCAATGGAATGACTGGACCATCAATTCTGGGGATCAAATATCAATTCAATTCAACCACACTCTGGGGATCTGCAACCAGGCAGCAGTGGTAGTCAACAATGTGACCTGTTCCACAAACTATGGGAATGTGGCCAATATATATTTTGGTGACCCTGCCTGTATATTCTGCCCACAATGGGACATGGCATCCATCTTTGTGGAGGAAACAACTGCACACACTCCCATCTACATCAACACCACCACACAGACTCAACACATCCAGGTCACTGGGGGAGTCCTCATTCCTGGGTCTGGTTTTGGAGAGTCATGGATTGAGATCAATGGATCTATTTTTGCCTATTTGACACAGGGTGGATTCACATTGGGAGTGGTGGATGTCTATTTGAGTCCAGGGGATCAGATGGTGATTGTGGTCCAGTCTGCAGATGGAAAATGCTATGATGTTGAAGTCCAAATTGAGAATGTCTCCTGTGGATATTCTGTGGGAATGATCAATGAGATCCAGGTGAATTCTTTGGGATGTTGATCTTTTTTGGACAATTTTGACTGGTCCTGGTGAATTTTATTTCACTGGAACTCAATCTGTTTGACACATTCTGCAAAAAAAACCAGAAAAAAGATGCAGAAAAAATTGCAGGAATGAATTCTGTGACTACTTTTGTGGGGTCAAACAACATCAAAAAACAGACACCATGAAAAATTCCACTACCACCACCCAGATCAACCACACTGAATTCAATGTGGACAATCACATCATCTACCAGTTTGAACTGGACAACTACATCATCACCTACATGGGTGGCCAGGACAACTACAAAGTCATCAACATCAACACCAAAAAGATGGGAATCATCATGGTGTCTGAAAACAACAGGAACATTGAGTCCATCAAAAATGAGATGGCCTTTTTGACTGGCAGAAACAATCTGAAGATCTCCAGACCTATTGTCCTGGATCAACTCAACTAAATTCAAAACGGCCCACCAGGATCCCTTCCTGGTGGGCCTTCATTCATCTACTCACCCAAAAAAAACAACAACAACATGGACATCAACTGCAACAAACAACAGAAGTCAAACCTGGGATCAACCACAGGATCATTCATCAACTACATGATGGGGAACAATTCATCCCTCCCAGAAGTGGGCAAAGGGGCCACCATCCTCCACTGGACAGACAGGACTGCCTGTGAGGTCCTCTCTGTCTCTGCAGATGGCAAAAGGGTGGTCATCCAGGCCTACACAGAGAAGAGAATTGACACCAATGGCATGAGTGAATGCCAGACCTATGACTACTCCACACTCAATGGACATGACCAGGTGATTGTGTGGAAGTGGGGTGCATGGAGAGAAGAGGGCACAGAGGTGGTCT